ATCGGCGGGTAGTCCTTCGGGATGACCTGCCAGGACCAGGACGGGTTGTCTGCCGCGATCGGCCGGTCTTTGTACCCGGCGACTTCGAAGTCCGCGAGGGTGCCGTCGAGTTTGTACGCGGCGACGGCGGCGGACAGCGTGTCTTCGGTCGCGCCGACGTCGAACGACTGGTAGAGCGTCGCGATCAGCGACCATTTGACGGTCCCGGGGTAGTCTCGGGAGCCGCACATCGTGTCGAGCGTCGTGACGCTGGTGTCGGGGGCGAGTTCGACGTGGGCCGCGACGCACGCGAGCTCGGTGGCGTTGATTTTGATGCTCGCGTCGGTGAGGATCAGCGGCATCGGTTCGGGTGAGGCAGTTCCCATCTGGGTTGCTCCTTAGGTGCTGGTGGGGACGAGGTAGGTAATGCGGGAGCCGAGATAGTCGACGTTTCCGATGGTGTAGATGCGGGGGGCGCCGACCGCGTTCAGCCGCCACGTGTAGGTGTCGGCTTTCATGCGGCCGACGGCGTACGCGACGAGCGTTTCGAGGGTGCGGACGCCGGCGCCGGGTTCGAGCCGGCCGGCAATGCACATCACCGCCAGGCGGGCGTTCAGGACGCACGGGCCCATCGTTGGGGCGCCGACGCCGACCTCGAGCCAGGGGTCGTCCCAGATCAGCATGATGGCTGGCGGTTCGAGGCTGTCGACGACGTCGACGAGGACCACCGGGTCGGTGTCCGTTTCGGGAGCAAGCGCGACGCCGGCCATGTCGCGGATGTCGGCGAGCTCGACCAGGCCGGTGGTGACGGCCATCTATCCGACTCCGAACTGTTGCTCGAGCGGGATCAACGTTGCCTGGTGGCGAGCGAACCCGGATTTGGGGGCGGTGAGGGCGCCGGTGTCGCCGGTGCCGATCACGCCGAACGCCGCGTCGTTGCTCTTCCACCATTCGACGCCGCGGAGGATGTTGACGCGGTTCGCGAGCGGGTCGGCCGGGTCGGTCGGTGTTGTCGGGTCGGCGTCGACCGACGCGTCGATTTCTACGGCGGCGGCGTCCAGGCAGGCTTGTAAGCCTGCCTGGTTCGCCGCGGTGACCGTGATCCGCAACGCGGCCGCGAGCTCGTCTACGGTCGCGTACGCCATCAGGCGGCCTCGTCGTCGCCTTCAGGCGCCGGCGGGCCGCCTGGTGGCTTACGTGGCGCCTTTGGGGGGTCCGGCGTGGGGTCGGGCGGCGGGATCGAGTCGCCGCCCTTCCCCTCCGCCGGCGCCGGCGGCTGGGCCTGTCTTACGACCTCCTGATTGGGTGCGTCGTACTGCTCGCCGGTCATGGCGTCTTGACGACCTTGATGATGCCTTCAGGCTGGAGCGTCAGGTTCGCGAAATAGCCGGCATACGCGACCTGGATGCCGAGGACGGACGGTTCGACGACCTGCAAGGCGCCGATCCGGTCCTCGTACACCTCCGCGGCGGCCGTTGACATCACGATCATCGTGTCCGCCGTCATGTCGAGCGTCACATACACCGGGATCCCGGAAATGGAGCCGACGGCGCCCGTTCCGAACCCGCCGGCCGTCAACCCCGCGGATTGCGCGTTCATTGGGTTGATCGGCGGGAACAACGGGCCGAGTAGCGCCAGCATGTCCGGTCCGACAATCGCGATCGTCTGTCCGGCGCCGTACACGGCTTGAAAGACGCTCGCGGCCGCGGCCCAGAACGCGCCGGACACCTCAGCCGGCGTTGGCGTCCCGGTCGGCAACGTCGGACCGGCCACCGCGACACCCAGCAGATCCTGGACAGTCGCGGTCTCGGTTTCGATCGCGTACTGCGCTGCGAGGTCGTTGATGACGATGTCCATGATCTGCGGCTGGGTCCAGTCGACATCCTGCCTCGACACGTTCACATAGCCGCCATACGTGCTGGGGCTAACCGGCAGCTTGCTGATCGTCATCTTCTGCGACACGAGCTCGGTTTTCTCACCGCCCTGCGGGCCGGCCTTCGTGTGCGCCGTGACCATCGGCCGAGACCACGACCCACCGGGCAGCTGCCGCGGCCCGAGGACCGTGACGGTAGGCCGGCTCTGGTCGACGAAGTTGACGACCGGCCCGAGAATCGTTTCCGGGAGCAGGCCGGGGTTGTCCGGCGTCGTTTGGTGCGCTGCGGCGCGTTTGAACAGGTCGAGGCGTTGCGCGGCGTCTTCGATCCCGAGTCCGGCCCGCCATACGTCGACGATGTACGCGCCGGCGGACCGATATTCGATCGACTTGGGAGCGTCCGGGTTGCGGGCCTCCGCAAACTGTTGTGCGATTTCGGCGGTCACCTTGCGGGAGTCGCCGGCAATCTTCGCTGCCTCCCGCAACGGCCCGACCTGCCCTTGGATGTCCTGAATTCGCTCACGCGTCCGGGCCAACAGGGTCATTTCCTGTTCGGTCAGGTCGCGTTTGTCGTTCTCCGCTCCTTCGACGAGGTTGTCGAGAAACTGGGTGCGTTCCTCAACCTCGCCCTGCAGGCGGGCTAGGAGTGCGTCTGTGGCTCCCATCACGGGTTTCCTTTCAGCGTCAAATGTGTTTCTCTTGACGCCGCGTCCCCCGCGTCAGCCGGCCCGCCCTGCGGTCTTCTACGGCTGGTAGTTCAGCGGTGCTACCGCGGATGCTAACTCACGTTCCAGGCGCCACGACCGGACCTCGTCCAGATTCGGGGTGGCGGACACCGCCGCGGCCGGGACGACGGACCGGACCTGCAGCACTTTCGCGTCCGGGTACGCGGGCTCTGACGTCATCGCGATGTGTTCGAGCCAGGCGCGGGTGATCTGGTAGGCGTCGCGGTTCTGCCACCGCATCCCGCCTTTCATCGGCAGGAACCCCGCGGACGCGTCGAGGCACCCGTCGGCGGCGAGCTCGAGCGTTTCGTCGCCGAGCGGCGTCCGGGCGATCTTCACGTCCGCGAGTAGGCCTTGGTCGCCGGCGGGGTGGAACGTAACGGCCCGCCCCACGGTTTGCATACGCTGGTGTTCCCGGTTGACCCGCACCCGGTTAGCGCGGCGTTCGATGCCGTTGAACGCGCCACGAGCGATCGTTTCCGTGACCGTCCGGCCCTGCCACTGGACGGTCGCGGGCGTTTCGTACGGGATCACAACCAGTTTCACGATCCGGTCGGGGTACGACACGTCGACGACCTCCGCGGCGCGTTGCCACGCCGGCCCATCGATCGGCGCGTCCGCGGCGACGGCGTCGAATTCTTCTGTGGGCTGGTCACTCAACGGCGGTCACCTCCGGGGATGGCAGGCCGGCGGCGCCGGCAACCCGGAACCGTTCCGCGGCTCGAATCTCTTCGACGGTGAGAACCGGGTTGCCTTGCTGATCGACGATCCCGTTGAGGATCGCGTAGGTTTGCGCCCGCTGGTAGGGGTCCGATTGGACGTACGCGTCGCGGTTGACCTCGACGGCGGCACCGCGAGGCAGCACCCACTCCGACAGGGCGGCCATGACCGCTTGCGCCTTCGGCCGCAACCCAGCCCGCCAGTGGTAGTCGAACAGGCCGGACGCGTTCGAGTAGACGAGCGAATTGTCGGCGCCTGATGGCAGGCCGACGAGGTACGGCGGGACGCCGAGCAACACCGCGATCCTGGACTCGGTCAGTTGCGCGAGCTCGACGAGGGCCATGTCCTTCGGACTGATCCGCCGCGTTGCCGACTCATGGGTCACCCCACCGGACAGGACCGCCGGTTCGCCGAACGCGCTTTGTCTCGCCGCGACCCACTGTGCCTGCAGGTCCGTCGCCTGTTTCGCAGTCAGCTTCTCCGGATGCGACAGGATCGACACCGGAACGGTCCCGGAATTCACGAACCCCTGCGCGTACCTCAACAACGTCTGGTCCGCGATCAGCCGCGCGGCGCCAACCTCAAGCGGCCCATGACCGTGCAAATCATGAACCGTCGACTTGTACCGGATGTGCAACAGGTCGGCCGTGACGTCCAACGACCCGATCATGTACTGCCGCAAACCGTTCGCGTCCCAGTCAACGCTCACGAACCACGGCGGCACGACATGGAACCGCGCGGGGTACCCGGTCGCATACCGGGCCGTAGCGATCACGAACACCTCGCCCAAGTGATAGTCCCAAAACAGGGCTTTTGCGAATTCCTCCCACGACGTATACATGTCCGGGTCGGGGTTCCCCATCCACGCCGCATCCATCGACCCAGCAGCACCAACCAGATACGGCGGCATCGTCGCCAACACCGAACAGTTCAGGTCGATGCACATCCACGCCGTATCAGACAGCGTGTCGACCGACTCCCCACCCCACGACGCCGGCGCCCACTCATCCGGCCAACCCGACCACGCCGACGGAACGATCCGCGGCGGCAGCCCGCTACCCGACTCGCCCTCGACGACCACGCCGTGCGGGTCGCCCGGAACCGCGTTCGGCGGCCCGACGGTCGCGGGTGGGACGTCCGCGGGGTCGTTGTCGTTCGGAATCTCACCCGTCGGACGGATGCTCCGAATCTTCATCGTGCGCCAAGTTCTAGCCGATACCAGGACTTTTAGCTACTCGCCCTCAGCCTCGACAGGCTCGGACTCCGCGGCCTCAACCGGGACGAGGTCCGCGATGATCCGCAACGCGTCCTCCATCGGCGCGACGTTTTTGACGTCGCCGGGTTCGTCCTGTTCGGCGATGTACTGGGCGCCGAGCGACAGCATCTGCCCGAGCGTGTCGAGGTCTTCAGGGTCAGTCATCGAATCCCCTTCCTAGTGAATCGCCGGCTCGGGAGCCGGCCGGTGTGCCGCCAATAGCGCCCAAACTACAGCCCGCACCAGATGCGGAGACCCGACCGGCAACAACACCAGGCCGGTCGGGGTCTCCCTAACGGTCGCGCGGCCGACCGCGTCATCGAGCTC